GTTTCAATTACCAATTGGAGCAGCTTCATCAACACTAGATCTTAGCCAGATTACTTCTCTGGTCAATAGGCGGTTTTACCGTCAAGGATTGAATTGGGCTGTTGCCGGATTTAAGATCGTAACACAAGGAGCCACCACTGGCGGAGTTACTGTTTCTAAATTACCCAATACTTGGGTAACTAGTAACGCTTGGGAAAAAGCATTTAGAGCTTGGAACAAGCAACAAATGGAAGCAATTGAAGAGGCTGGTGCAGAATCAGCCGTTGCTCGTTTTAGAGACTTCAAGATATTCGCAGACGTATCTCACGTCGCAGCAGGATATGCAGGCAATTTATTGCCTATTGATTTGGCAGGCGCTCCTTATGCGGTTGGCGAATGGGAACCATCACAAGTTGTGATTCCCAATATTATACCAGACGCTTCTGGTACAACCATTGATCCACAAGAAGTATTGTTGCACATGGTTGGAATAAACAACAACGGCGGAACTAGCCGTGGTATCATTGAGGGATATGCCGATTCTCGTTCATTCCCACAAAGTCCGGATCCTGTATCACCGGACATTAACTCGAACAACAACTGGCTACGACAGATGTTCGATGTTGGAAACGACAACAGTGACATTACCGATAATGCAACTAATCGGAATGACAATTTGCCTTATCCACAGGCAGATTATCCTGGAGGAGAAAATCAAGCAGCAACATTGCAGCTGCATGATTCAACGATTGTTTCTGGTACAACAATCGGAGGAAGTACACGTCTGAAGGGCGGTAACTTCCCATGTGGCCTAGTTAGGCTAAACACAAATTTAACTGCGGGCGATCAATTGCCTGTTTTATTGATTGATCTTGTTCCTGGTCATCATCGAGGATACCTTTGTGAACCGATGACGGAGATGTGAAGCAAATGACGCCACCAGTAGAACAAGAAGTAGTCCAGGGTACGGCAGCCTCTGCCCGTATCCTATCCTCATTGAAAGAGAACCGTATGGAAGTCATCGGTTGTCTAATTCTCGCTCACCTTTTGGGCGTAAGCGACCGTATCCTGGCACAGGTAAGTGGAGTGTGTTTTTGATGGCCAAGCATTATGGCAAAATATTCAGCAAAGACGGAAAGAAAGTCCGATATGTTTACTCGGATGGAAAGAAGAGCTCTAAGAAGCTCGTAAGTTCTTGGCCTAAAGGAACTAAAAAATCTAAAAAAGCAAGGAAGTGAAACTACTTGCCATCCTACTTTGAAATTGGCGGAGTAATTGTTGAATCAATTCTTGATACGCCAGACGTAAGTCATCACGGTTCAAACGCTGCTCAGCGAAAAGTTGACCGTGCATTGATGAAAACTTCAAGGAAAGCCGTAATCGAAGTAATCGATGATGCAGTAGGCGACCGCTATAGTGTCAAACAGGGTATTACTGGAGGACAGAAACTTAGAACAGGAACACGTTCAATTGGACGTGGCTTGACCATTGCTGCTACTTTGGCTGCCATGGATGGACCGTTGCCAATTGGCGACGCGCTAGCAGCCGGTTTCTTAATCGGCGGTGGAACGTATCTTGCATACTCTGGTATCAAGGACGTTATTCAATGAAATGCGATCAGTGTGGTTATCGACCACGACTAAAAGACGCATTAAACGTAAAGTTGGAAAATCAAGAGATCATACATGTGATTTGTTACAACTGCGGACACGAATGGGTTGAATGAAGTTAATAGACTGGGTCCATTACCAGGTATTACATGATGAATTTGAAAATCATGAAAATAGAGATCGCCGTAGAACAAGCATGCATAATGTGTGGATACACTTACTGCGGGTGCTGGCGATGATGCACATCTGTGCAATATGTGGAGAACCTGGACAACAACTTTGGACAAAGACCAGGTGCGGAGAAAATATACCAGAGCTATGGATTTGCATAGCCTGTAGAAAGGATTGGTTAAAATGAAACCAACGTGCACTAACCAATCACTAAAGACTACGGCAAAATGCCGTGCGAAATGTTGTAGGTCAAATAGAGCTCAACAACGGCGAGATGTAACTGCATCGATGTCAGAGAAAACGAAACAAGTAAACTTGTTCGGTAATGAATTTAGATCTTCTAAATCAGGAAGGATTGTAGAAATTGATGACAATCCAAAAGATGTGGCTTATCGGATGGGCCGATATTAGGACCTTATCTTGATTATTGCGACTCAAGCAGGGCCAACCATCTTAGACCTTCACCTCCGGTAGAAGGCTGAGAAGATAGGGAATCCGGGCCTTGTTGCACGGAATACGGAGTGGTTATCTAACTTCACAGGGGGTAGGGGTTATTGGAGAATCATATTTTATAGACTATCGGGAACTGTGGATACAACATGGCCCGAAAAGAGTCGAACAAAATACAACCTGCCGTTATGACGCTGGCGTTTCAATTACCAATTGGAGCAGCTTCATCAACACTAGATCTTAGCCAGATTACTTCTCTGGTCAATAGGCGGTTTTACCGTCAAGGATTGAATTGGGCTGTTGCCGGATTTAAGATCGTAACACAAGGAGCCACCACTGGCGG